CTATTTTGGCGCAGCAGCCATCTCGTCGGCCGGGTACAGCTGCAGCATTGCACGGGCGGCTTCAACGTTCGACGTCGTCAGCCATTCCTCCCAGTCATCAGGGTGCAGGATCACGACCGCCCGCTTTTCGTCGCTCGGCTTGTGCATCCGGGAAAAGATCGGATGCCCCTCTCCGTTCACGGTAATCATCGCCATCGTGTGATGGTCGGCCCCGTCCGGATTCTTCAGCGTGCGCCAAATTCCGGCGACGCACATAGGCTGCCAGTCGGCCAGGCCGATGCGGTGCCATACATTTTTCCCGGTCTCGTAACAGGGTTCGTAGATCCACTCCGCGACGATCAGGCAACGCCGGCCGGCGCGCCATGACGGGCCGTACAGCGGCGACTTCCCGAGGTTGTCGTCGCGCACGTTCATCGTGCTCCGCATGATCGGCAGCTTCCGACCCTCTTCCTTCGCTTTCTCGATGTTGGCCTGCTGCAGAGTGCGCGGCCAGAAGCCGAACCCGGCCGCCAGTGGCATCAACCGTCCGTCGACGTTTGCGACGATCGGCGCGAGGTAGTCCGGGTAGATCTCGGGCTTCCACGGGAACCGGCGGTACAGGTCGCTGAACGGCTCGATGTGTAGCTCGCGCAGCTCGAAGTCCTCATGCGGCGCCCGGTAGTTCGTGCACATCGCCCGCTCCCCATTTATGAGACTTGACGGGGATAGCTTATCGCGAAATATACTGTGTTTTTATACAGTATCTCAGCCGTGATCAAACCGCAGTGGGCTTACATCTGGGAGTACAAACCCGTCGGGAGCACGGAGTGGATGCGCACGCCAATCGAGCTAACGGAACGCGAACTCGAATCGTGGCTCGATGATGTATTAGGCGCCTTCGACATGCCGACGGCCAGGCCGATCGAAAGCACACGAGTCGACCGGAACCGCGTACCTCTCCGGGATCGACGCATCAAGCTCAAGCCTGTGATGCCGGAATTTGACGCTCCGACCGATGCAGAGCTGCGCGCGTTGTGGCGCGACTACACGGACCTTCAGGTCCGATGGCTGATCCTCGAAATCCTCGCCCTTCGGAAATCGCTCGAGCACATCCAGGAATGGTTCGACTACGTCGACAAAAACGTCGACGACAAGGGGGCGCTCAGCGGCGGTCAGGGAGAATTTCAGCGCTTGCGTCATCTCCTGCGCGCCGAGAAGAGGCGCGCAGGGATGATCTAATCGTAACGGCTGGCCGGGGCGTGCTTCCTTCCCCGGCTAGATGCCCCTGCACCCTTCCGGATGATTTTCCGGATGGGCGCGGCAGTCATTCACGTACTCATTGACCGCCTTGTAGCTTGCAACGATCGGGGTGACAACGGCGTCCAAATGGGCATCGAGTGTGGCCTGATCAGGCGTACGGCAGTCGACACCCATATGCTCCTTGCTTGGGGCGTCCCACAAGCCCATCAGGAAGCCGTTTCCGGGGACACTGTTCAGGGTATCGATCAGGCCGTCGGCCGCCGTTTCTCCGGCGGGCAGCTCGCACGTCCGAATCGGGATGACCTTGTAGAGGCTTTTCCCCTCAAGGTACAGCCGATTCTGAAAGACAAGCAGATCCTTCCTAAACTGTTCCAGCGCCGCGACCTGAGCAGGGTCGTTACGCCCCGTTCGCATATCGTCGAGCTGGAAATTGACGACGACCCACTCCGACATGACGGCCGGGACCTGGGCTTTCCGCATCTCGTCCTCCGTCGGACCAATGCCGTTATTGACCGACATGACGATCTGATGCAGCGTCGTACCGTCGACCACACCGGGATAAACGGTGATCCCGGTGCCGGCAGCCGTGAATTTCTTCTGAAGGGCATCCACCGTCGCCTGCCCGTCAGACGGCGCTTGAGACGCGCCGTCCATCTGCGCCATACGTGACGTCTTCTGCTGCGTCACAAGCGGCACTCCGGAAAATGTCAGCTTCACGGCAAACTTGCTGGGTGCAGCCGGCGTGCCCCCGTCGTCGCCACCGCATGCGGAAAGAGAGATGCAAAGCGGGAATGTCAGTGCTGCAAGGATTTTTTTCATTTTCTGTCTCAGGCGCTAGTTGATATCTTTCACTTCGTAATTGCGAATTTTACAAATTAATTTCTTGTCACGGTAGCTTCTGCCGTCAGTGCCTCGTAGTCTCTTTGACATTGCTGGCCGGCGATGCCGCGCTCGTCAGCGATTCTTGCCAGCTCGCCCGCTCGCGCGTCAACGCGGCCGAGCACGTCGGCGAGCAGATCGAGGGCGTCGCCGGCTGGCGCGCCTCCGGTCGCAGCGGCGGGATGGCCGGCGCCGGCGACGAGCGCGGCGACTTGCTTGCGCAGGCCGTCAGCAGCAAAAGCAGCGGCGGCAGCATCAGCGCGCGCCTGATCACGGTCTTTCGCAGCATGTTCAGCGTTCTCCTGTTGCGCCGCGGTGCGGCGTTGTTCTTCGGCGCGTGCGTCGCTCACGGCCTTGATCTGGTCTTTTTGAGCCTCGACCGTTGTGACAAGCACACCGTCGGCGTGCCCCTTGAAGTACCCCCCAGCCAGGCCGGCGACGGCCGCAACGATGACGGCGAGCCAGATACGCGGATCGATCCAGGTCATGTACCGCTCCGCATCATCGCGGCGAGGCGCGTCGCGCGCGCGCCGACCTGCCGAGCCCAAAGGCTGTCCAGCATTTCAGTAGCCGCCGTGTTCCAGTCGCGACGTTGCGCGGCCGCAAGGAAATTGCGAAACCCGAGCAGCTTCGCCTGCATGTTGAACGCCATGTTCATCATCACGCGCTGGCGCACGGGGTCGAGGGATCGCCACCATGGCAGACTGCGGTCGAGCCACGCCTCGGTTTCCGCGATGTCGTTCTGGTACATCAGATCGATCTCGTTGTCGCGAAAGCCCTTGTCCGTCAGGTTGCGGCCGATGCCGCCCGACACCTTGCCGACCGTGTCGGTATAGATCCGTTTGCGCCGGTCCTCGTCGCGAGTCAGTTCAGCCTTCAGGATCGCTGCGTCGTAGTTACCCATAATCACTTCTCCCCAAACAGTTTCTTCGCGTTCCGGCGCAGCAGCACCTCGACGTACTGCGATCCGACGATGCCAAGCGCACTTCCGATGCCGAGCAGCGCCATCGGCGGCAGATCCGGGATCTGCAGCAGCGCAATGCCGGCGACCATTGAAGTTGCCGAACCCAACATTGCCCGGCCGGCAACGAGTCGAAACGTCAGTTGCTCGCTGCCGACCAGGACCTTGGCGACACCAATCAGTCCACCCATGATGACCAGCTCCAAAATCGTTTTTTCGTGTTCTTGCATTCCTGCTCCCAGATTCCCTGCACCGTAAAAAGAAAAGCCACCCGAAGGTGGCTCACTACACAAGTCCCGTTCCGTCCAGCACCATGAATCGGGAGTGGTACTGCTCCCTGAATCCGACGAAGTTCGATTTCCTTCCCCCGCCGTATAGCGCCGTCCCCCATGACACATTCCCCCCATCGACTCGAATTGATGTGAGCTCAACTATCGGCGGGTCGTTATAGCTCCACGCCGAATGCACCGAGTAAATGCCCGAAATGAGAACCGGCACGCCGTACGATTTCGAGTGCCATGGAGGATTCGGCGCGCCCCCAACCACCCACCCGGCATCGCCGTTGTACCTTTCGGAGATGACATCGAGCACGCGCAGAAACGGCCTCGATGAATCAGCAATGAGTGTCCCGCGCTCGTTAAACACCTGCAGCCCGAAATTCCCGGCCGACGGTGGCACCTGATCGAACAGAAACAGACGTACCGTGCAAGGCCGCTCGGTGACGAACGTAAGCGAGTAGACATTGCCGTTGCGATCGGTGCTCCAATGCGTGATCCCTACGCCACCCGACGCGTGCACTCCGTACATTGGACCTGCCTGGGCCGCGAACGTGAACGTCACACTCGGGAGCGTTATTCCGAACGCGATATGGGCATCGTTATAGGCAAGATGTAAGCCTCGGTCAGCGGAATCGGCCGACATCGCCTGCACCAGCTGATAGTTCGGCGTCGATCCGTCAATCTGGTAAACGCCGGTATCGGTAAATGCCTGAAAGCCTGCCGTCACTAATACACCCCAAAAACAAGCCAGCCCGGCACGCGGGTATAGGCGTTCGAACCCGCATAGTTCGGGCTGTAGGACCAGCTGATCCCGCCAGCATTTATCGAAACGATCGGAGATGGCTCAGCACCCGAAACACGGTAAAAAATCCGCTCTGGCATAAAGGCCCAGAACGGCTCACCACCGGACAAGTTTGCGGAAACGCTGCCATCCGCTCCGCCGGTATGGACGATGCCAACCACGCGCCCGGCGCGAGATTTCGCGTCGAGGATGAGACGGCCAGCACCGTCAAAAATCTGCAGGCCAGCCGTCATCACCACATCCCCATGCGCACACGAAGCACGCCGTTGCCGTCATAGACCCGCACGCTGCTACCGTCCATCACCAGTCGGTTGCCACTGCCATCCGCTGCGTTGATCTCGAACCACCCGCTCTTATCGAGCCGCCACCCCTGCCTGCCAGCGACGTAGTTGTCCGACTGGATGTAGCTGCCGATCATCGCGTTCGTGATCCAGCCTGCGCCGATGAGCGCCTGGCGCAAAAACACCTGCCCGCCCTGCACCACGAACGGCACGCCGAGCACCCCGCCGTTGTTCGGATCGATGACCGCGAATCGGCTCGCCGACACCAGCACCTGAGATTCGACAACCCCACTGCTGTTGTCGACGCCGACACCAATGCCAGCCACATACGTTCGGCCGTCAGCCGTGACCTGCGTCTTGATCTGGTAGGAGGCCGCCACGCGCCCATTCAAATCCGCATACGACTGCGCAACCGTCTGAACAGCCGCCGCAGCCTCTTCGGCTTTGGCCTGTACGGTCGTGATCTGCTGTGCCATCGCACTTTCAGCATCGACGCGCGCTTGCGTCTCGTTTTGCACCGCCGCCGTCAGCGTTCCTGAGGCAGATCGAAGATGCGCGGCGACCGTGTCGAGCTTCTTCGCGACAGCCCTGTCGCCTTCGGCAATTGCCGACTGCAGCGACCAGACCCCGGCATACATCGTTTCGTCGCCAGCGTAGATCGTGGCGTCGCCGGCCATTGGCGGGGTGATTGCGCCAATTGGTTCGAGCAGATCCTGTCCGAGCGAATCCTTGGTAATCTGCCCGCGAAAATACTCTTCGTAAGCGTTCGCATCAGTGCTCGGCTGCCCCTGAACGCCCGGCCCCTTGGCCGGATACCACGGACCAACGTTGCCGGACGTGTCGACGAGCCGCGCCCAGAAATAGAACACCTGCCCAACCGCCAATCCCTGATACGACGTTGAGGCCTGCGGATACGCGAAGTCCGACATCTTGATGGCGTCGTCGCGGCTCGGCGTGCGGCTGTACCAAACCTCGGTGCGCTGCGTGTCGCCGGCCGAGCCGTCACCTGGGAACGTCCATTTCAGGTCGATCCCGTACACCACGCCGGTAGCCTTCAGCGACGTCACCGCCGGCGGCGGACTGGTCTTCCCGGTCAGCGCAGTATCGACGCCGACCGCTGGGATCGACGTCACGTTGAGCGCGTTTTGCGCGCGCACCCGGGCCAAATACGTTCCCTGGTAGATCCCGGGCACCTCGACCTGCAGGCCACCCGTCGCCGCGACGCTCACCCATTCGCCGTTATCTTTCCGCCACTCCGGGAGATAGCGGACCGCCTTGTCCGCAGCGTCCCAGGCGATCACCATCGTCGTTTTCGAGATGCCCTGATCGACCACGGAATACGTCGACAGGCGTACGTTCGTCGGCGGCGGCTGTACGGACGGCGGAATGACCGTGATCGGTCGCTGCTGGATCTGCGCGCCGTCGTCGATCGCCGCATACTTTCCCGGCTCGTACTGCGTCGCGTTGATCGTGTAGGCAATCTGTCCGTCGTCGTCGCTCTCCTGCACGCTGACGACGCGGTAGAGCTGCGCACCCAGTTCGCGGCTTTCAAGCATCCACACCGCGCCGGACACCGGATCAGCATCGAAGCGATCCGCCACGGTCAACGTGTCGCCAGCAACTGCCTTGACGGCACGTGACTGTGCGATGCCCGACGGGAGGATCGCCGTGAAGCGGTCGCCCGGCGCCACCGTCGGCGCCTTATCCAACGTAATGACGTCGCCGGCCGCCGATCGAATACGGCCGCCGATACGCCGCCCCGCCTTTCGCGGATCAGCGATCGCGATGACCTGGCCGGGGCCAACGAGCGTACCGTCGAGCCCGACCTGAAACGACACCGTGCCGGTCTCATATCGCGACGTCAAAAGCAGCCAACGCCCGAGCCGATGTGCCTGCGCCTGCGACGTGCAGCCGAACGCCGTCACCTGTGTTTTGACGACGCCGTAGCGCGCAATACCGTCGTCGTCCTGCACCGGCTCGACGGCTTGCTTGTACTGGTTCGTCGGATCGTTGTAGCTGACGAGCGCCACCGTATACCGCGTCTTGCGCTCGCTACCGACGTACCTGAAGGTGCCGCCGATCACGTTCGCCGCGGTGTACACATAGACCGGATCGGAGGGCATGTCCGCCGATGCGACGACCGCACCCGGTCCCCAGTAGGCAATCCCACGAAACACGCCCGCGAGATCCTGCAACACCTTGAACGCATCGGCCGCCGACTGGATCACGCAGTTGCACGCGAAGCGCGGCTCGAGACCGCCTTTCCCGTCCGGCACCATCACATCGCAGTAGCGCGCGATTTCGTACAGCCCCCACTTGTCGATCATCGACGCGTCGACGTTCTTGCCGAGACCGTATCGCTCGTTCAACAGCAGGTCGTAGAACACCCACGCCGGATTGTTCGACCACGCCATCCTGAACGTGCCGTCCCACACTCCCGAATAGGTGCGTGTTTCCGGATCGTAGTTCGACGGCACGCGGATGATCAGCCCGCGCACGTGATACGAACGAACAGGCACCTGCGAGAACGATCGCGCATCGAACGTCATGCCGACGAGCGCCGTCATCGGATAACGCAACTTGCGATCGATGACATCGGTGATCGCTTCGATGTTCACGTTGTCCGCGATCGTCGAACTGTGAGCATTCGGCGTGATCCGCCGCACGCGCACGAGCCACCCGGTTTTCGAGCGCGGCAGTTCGATCCGATGCGATCGCTCGTAGAGCGATGTCGTTTTTCCATCGAACGCGCCTGCCACAACCTGAGCGTACGATCCGCCGTCGACGGACAGGTCGATCGCATATTCAATGCGGTGACCCGTGATATTGCCGGACGATGCGTCCGAGCGCTGAAGCGCCGGCACGCCAAAACGGATTCGCACCGCAGTGAGCTGCGTGTTCTGCACCTGCTTCACCCACGGCGCATCCGACGTCAGCGGCACACCAACCGCCGTCTCACGTTCGACTGCCGGGAAGCCGGCCAAATAGTCCTGATCCTGCGTTCCCGTTCGAACGTCGACACTGTAGTTCTGGAAATTGAGCGAGCCGTCGGCATTCTGGATCGGCGTGCCGTCGAGAAACACCGATTGCATGCCTTTGACCAGCCCGACAATCGGGCCTTCCGAGACGATGTCCAGCACCTTTGCGCGGGCAACTGAATGGAGGCTATCGGGGGATTCGCTTCCACTGCCGCCACCACCACCGCCCTTCGACCCGCGCATGCGCATCAGCCCGGGCTCGGCGTACAGTCTTCTCATGCCTGATCCTCTGCATAGATACCGGAACTGACGACCTTCGAGCCGACGGTCATTTCGCCGTAAACGAGCGAAACCGGCTCGCCCTGAGCGGAACTATTCACGGGCCCATTGAAGTAATAGGACGTGCCGTTGTCAGCCACTCCCGCGAGCCCGGCTTGTTGCGGGCTGAGCATCTGTACGATGCCGCCCAGCGCCATCGACGCACCCAATCCCATCAGTTGCGCGCCCCACGGTTGTCCATAGAACGACGCGATCGCGCCCACGGCCATCAGCGCGGCTCCGAAAATCGTCTGGAACAACCCGCCGCTCTTGCTGCCGATGATCATCGGCGCGATGCGAATTGCATCGTCGCCGACCGGGCTGTCGAGGTCGTCTTCGCTCAGGTTCCGACGACCGTTGAATACGGCAAACGTCAACCCCTTGTCCCGCGCTTCGAGCAAGAACTGACGGAAACCCGGCATGAGCACCGAAAGCGCGCGCACGGCTTCGGCTGTCGACGACACGGCCAATCGATGCATGCGCCCGAACCGCGCGCCCGCGATCCCGTAAAGCCTCACCTCTCGCAATTTCTCGCTCACGGCGAATCCTCCGCATATCGCAGGACAGTTGTGCAACTGTCCGCCCACATCCCGCCCCATACCGCGCGCACCGACAGGCGGCCGTGCATGTGATGCAGAAACAGCCCCTCGCCCAGGTACACACCCCCGTGATTCGGTACGCCGTTCTTGCTGCGGATCTGCATCAGCAAGACGTCCCCGGCCGCGAGCTCGGCGTCGCGGCCAATATCGAGAAAGCCAGCGTCCTGGTAGTGGGCGATATAGAGGTTCGACCGTCCGTCGTTCCACCACCCGTCCGAGCGCTCGAAATCCGGCAGTGCAACACCACGTTCCGCGAGATACCAGTCGCGAATGAGCGTGTAACAGTCATGCACGCCATGTACGAATTCCCGTCCGACGAGCGGCGCAACATAGCCGCTCGGCCCGAATTCGCACCAGTCGTCTATGCCGATCGATCCGTCGGCCTGAACCCCGAGCGAAGCGATAATCCACGTCGCGATGCCTGCACGTTCACATAGCGCGCGATCCGCCATACTCGGCTGCGCCGTTCTGCCTGGATGCGAGTGTGCGAACGCGATGATTTCGCCAACGTCCTCGGCGGCGGCGTAGTCCTCCGGCGCGAGCGCGAATTGCTCTGTCGGCGCCGCTGCGATATTTCGACCAGGCATGTAGATGTCGCCCGCCTCGGTCCGCACGACGAGCCCGCAGCACTCGCGCGGATACTCAGCGAGCGCATGATCGGCAATCGCTTGCCTGATTCGTTCGTCCATAAAAAAACCCGCCAGCTGGCGGGTCCGTGAAATGAGGTTGATCGATGATTACGACAGCGTGTCGCAGAGGAAGCCACCATATGGAAGCGGGTTGTTCACCCCGAATCGGCGCTCGCAACCGCTTATCTTCATGCTGCACCGATCGAGCGCCGGATCGCTCACCGGGTTGTCGGTCTTGTCGAAATAGACCGCGCCCGTGTATCCGCATTCCGGGCCACGGTATCTCCACTGGCACATTCCCACAACCTGACGATTCGGCAGCTGCTGCCCGCCGAAATCCAGCGGCGACGACAACGTGAATTCGACCTGCTGGCCTGGCTGCTCGTCGCTCTTCTGTTCGATGCGCCATTGCTCGACAGGAAATTGCTCGTTCGGGTCTGCGGTCGGGTTTCCCCCCGGGAAATTCACCGCGTCGAGATAGCGCGCCAACGTACGGCGCCGGAACACCTTCGCGCCGACCAGATCACCCAGAACGACGCAGAGCGCCGAAATCGTCCCGCCTACGTCGCCGACGGTCAGGGTTGGCATCGGCTGCCGCGCATCGGACGTTCGCTCGAAGCCGGCCGCCCGGATCGGCCATGCCCGATATTCGTTGCCCTGCCAGACGATCGAGGACGATTGCAGATGGCCGTGGAAGCGCAGCATGTCGCCGCCGATCTCCGTGCAGTCAACCTCGAACCCCTCGAAGAGCCGCCCTGGTTCGAGCCCTTGTAGATCGGCTTCAATTGGCATCACGCTCTCCTTCAAATTCGCGCGTTACCACCAAGCGAAGCGTCAGCAAGAAGACAATATCTTTGGGCTCGTCCGTCTTCGGGTCTTTGCAAGTGATGTCTACCGCATCATCGCCATATTCCAGTGCCACCCGCAACGTTGGCTCGCCATCGTCATCACGGAAAATGCTCATGCGCCAACCTTCCGGCTTCGCTACAGGACCAGTCACTCGATACCGACCAACGTCGGTGCGTTCACTTTCGATACCGATATCCGAAAATGCGAATGCGCCACTCACACCCGGGCCATACTGGCCATCGAAAACTATCGATCCGTCCGGACTGAGATTAAATGCAACATACTTACGTTCGCCCATGACGATCAAGCCCGTTTAATGAAATTGTTCGCATCCACAATCGTGTTCGCCTCGGTCCAGAATCGCTTCCACCCGAGCCCCGTGCCATTGACGTTCCGCGTGTGCCAGACGCCCCCATCCGTGTCAAATGCGAGCGAAAACTGAAATGATTGATCTCCGAATTTCCCGTCCGGTTTGTTGCCGAACTGCGTGTAGACGCCCCACCCGCCGTTTGGAGAATTACCCGTTGATTTATCCCACGCCCACCAACCCGGCCATCCATCGGCGAATGCGTAACCAGCTATAGGCAGTGGCGTGCGCCGCAACGTCCCACATTCTCCCGGCTTAATAAACGCCGCCGGATCGAGGTTTCCGCTATCCCACGGCACCTTTCCAGCAAATGTCGGCCGCGGCGAGAAATCCTTCTTTCCCCCGATCGATTGATCGGATTTCGTATCCACAGGTGACAGGTTACCGTTGTCGTAAGGCACCTTCCCTGCAAACGTCGGCCGAGCATCAAATGTCGCTGCGCCCATGACGCGCAAATCACCCTCGATCGTCTCGGACGCCCCGCTTGACCGACCACGAAGCAATACGCGCCAAGCACTCACGCCATCGGAATCCAGAACCGCACCTTCGCCGTGATTCAACCCGGCGAGAGCCAATGAATCACCCGAACCGTCCTCAGTAGCAAGAGCTACACGCTTCGCCCCGATATTTATCAGCCAAACAATCGCATCCGGCTCGCACTTTGCCGCCGCGATGAGCTTCACAACGCCGCCGTCAGCGGCGATGCTGATACTCACTCGCCGGCCGATATGATCCGCCGTCAGCGTCCGCGAGGCAGTGATCATCGGGGCTGTCGTCAAGGCCGCCTGTACCGACAGCACATCGACGTTGTCGTTCATCTTCTGATTGGCGGTCCGCGCAGGATCGCCATCTCGTCCGGCGGGCGCCGTTCCGAGATTGATTTTCTGAAGCTCTGCCATTTCAAATCCTATGGTGCGAACGTCTGTTCGAACTGTGCCGTTATCGTGTACACATCACCCTCTTTCGTCGGCTCCGCATACTTCTCGCACACGAACAACCCTTGCGGCCGGAGCGGCGGCGTCCAATAGAACGAGACCGCCCCGGCGTGCGCGTCAAGGAATGCGAGGATGGCGGCAATCTTGTCCGCCTTGCCGACGAAGCGCAGGTTGTAGGTCGATTGCCGGTTGTTCAGCCCATCAGCCACGCGTTGCGCATACCCATCACCGAACTGCGCTTTGCGCACACGCAGCGTCGTATCTCCGCTATGCCCCTGCGTTGTCGGCGACCATTGAAATGTATCGACCATCATGCGATTCCGTTATTCATCTTCCACAACGACCCGCCTTGACGACGCTCGGCCTCGATGAGCCCGATCACGAGCTGTCTCAGCTTCTTCACGAATTCGGCACTTGCCATCATCTGCGATGGATCGCCGCCCCCGCCATCGATCGTGACTGGCACATTGACCGTGAAGCCACCGCTTTGCGAATCGATCGAAGCGTTGCCGGCTCTATCTCCGCCAACCAGCCCGCCGTTAGCGAATTTTGCGAATCCGACATCCCGACCGCTATTGATCGCCTCCAGCAACCGGAGAACGCCCGGCTTGCGCACCGCGGCCGCCTTCACGACGAACTCATTGTTCGACAGCATCGCGGGAATGCTGTCGCTCGTCGACGTACCAGGGCCCGACACCATCCCGCCGGTCGCGAGGTGAAAGCGGTACTGGTTGTCGCCTACAGCGCCAGCAATACCATCAGCAATCCCGCCACCGAGGCCGCCCATCAGCGACGACGAACTGAAACCGGACGCGGCCGAAGCGCCCAAACCGAGCGCAGAGCCCAGCCAACCGAAAACCGGCGCCATCGCGGCCCGCGCAGCGAACCGCGCAAGGTCGGCGATCATGCTGTCGACCAACCCCTTGAAATCCACCTTCCCGGTTGCCGCGAACGACGCGACCGCATCCTCGAGATTCCGAAACGAGCTGGTGAATGCTTCCTCCGCGCGCCCGGCCGCGTTCTCTGCCGATTCCTGATAGAGAGCCACGGCGCGACTCGCACCCACCCGCCAGTCGCGCTGCATCGAAAGCCGCTGGTCGAGGTATTCACGCTCCCGCTCGATCTGCTCCGCTTCAGCCCGATTGATTCGGTCGATTTCGGCCAGATACTCCGGCGAGCCGAGCGTGCCGTCTTTCCGCGCTCCCTTCGTGAAGTCGTCACGTCGGCGCCGAAACTCGTCACTCACGCGGCTCGTCGCCTGATTCAGCTCGCGCGCGTTGTCACCCATCGACATCGCGGCCAGCTCGCGTTGAACCTCGCGTTGACGTTCCGACGCGTAGTCGGCCAGCTCGGCATCGACCTGCGCGCTGCGCTCCTTCAGCTTGTTGATTGCGTCGTGATAGCGGACCTCCTTTTCGAGCTGTACCGCCCGCTCGTATGCAGCGCGAATCGCCTGTTGATCACGTAGCAAGCTTTTATCGCCATCGGAAAGCTTCGTGCGCTTGCCGCGCAGATCCGTCAGTTTCTGGTCGAAACCGAGCAGATCCTTTTCCGACTGCGTCAGCTTGTCCGTCGCGACCGCCTCGACGCGCAGCTGCGCAATGCGCTGGTTGATGTTGTCGAGCAGCCGTTCGCCCTCGGACGTCGAGCTGCCCTTGTGCGCGCCGGATGACTTTTTCAGGCCCGGCGCGTTGACGGTGATTCGCGCCACTTGCGCCGCCGAAGAAGCGACGGTCTCGTCGAACGCCTGCTTGCCTCGTGCGTCGGCAGCCGCGCGCGCTGCATCCGCGTTGAATCCGAACTTCTCGAATTTCTTGCTGACAAGGTCCGCTTGGAATTCAGCCAGCGCACCAGCGACGACCATCTGCTGATTCATCAGCGCGAGTTCGCGCGTCAGATTGTCGATGTTCCTTCGCGCGCCGGCCTCGGCCTTCGCGTCCTTGTCCTGAATGGCCTTTTCAAGCGCCTTGTAGGCATCAGCTCGCCCCTCGATCAAGCCCGCTTGCCGCGCTTCCGCGGCGTTCGCGCCCTTAGCCTTTGCCTCGTACTCGGCACGCTGCTGAGCCGTCATGCCGATAACAGCGGACGCCTCTTTCAGCTTGTCGACATACTTGCCCCATGCTTCCGCCGCCATACCACCGGCAAAGAAGTTGCTTTCCTCCGTAAGCAACCGGATTCCTGCAGCGGCATCTCGCCCGGATGCGCCCATCGCAGAAAGAGCCTCGGAGTTTTTCCGTGCCGCCCCCTCCGCATTGTCAATCGCTTCTGCAGCGGAAATCAGAGATTCACGAAGCTCAGCCCCACCGCCGGACGCCTTCACGAATTCATCGATAAGCCCCAGCCGAGCTTTCGATTTTTCGACAACACTATCCGTCGACGCCTCGACCGCGCGAAGAGACACATTGAACTTGTCGACCGCTTCCTGCGCTTCCGGCGAGATGACAGCTATGCCGCCGTCCATCGACGCCGGCATGACCGCCTGCGTCGCCTTGAATGCAAGCGTCTGATAGCCCGCCGCTGCATCAGCATGTGCGCGCTGACCAACCTTTTCAACGCGAAGCCGCTCTGCCTCCTGTATGAGCGGCGTCAGCTGCCGATACTTGTCGATGATCTGATCGAGCGGCGCCTGCATGTCGATCAGGCTCGACGTCGCACTGTTCGCGTTGTCCCGGAACAGCAGCCAGTTTGCCGCGACGCCAACAGCGACCATGCCGGCCATCGTCAAGATGCCCGGCAAGCCGCCGAACACCGACAGCAACCCGCTTCCCACCGCGCGCATCATCGTCCCGCTTCGTGCGTTCGCTGCTTGCGCCAGAGCTGCACGCTCTGTCGCAGCTGCCAACCCTGTCGTAGCGCCTGCAGCCGCGCGCTCAGCGCGCTCGCGCGCCTGCGTCGCCATCGCGACCTCACGCTCCGCTGCAGCAAGACCGCGATTCGTTTCAGCAAGCGATGCGGCGTAGCGCGCACTATCGACGTGGCTTTTTTGGGCAGCCTGTTCGAGCGCCGTACGACGCTGCTGCGCCAGAGCAAGCGATGCTTCAGCCCGCTCCAGCTCCCGTTTCGCGGCGGCCGTCTCTCTCGCAATAATCGCCGCGTATGGAGTGCCTGCGACCCGGGCACCGATTTCCTGACTACGCGCCAGATTTGCTTGAGATACGCCCACGTGTGCAATGGCGGCCGTCTCAATCGCCCGCGCCTCGGCAAGCTTCGCCTCGGTGTACGCGATCGAGCCGGCCGTCAGCGACGATTGCATCGCCAGGCTTTCACGCATCACGCGGATACCGGCAAGCTCGGCCTGCGCGGCTATTTCAGTCGCGCGCGCACTCTCAAGCGTCGCCGTCGCCTCTTCATTCTTAGACCGTGCCTTGAGCACCGCCGACTGCGCGGCCTGGTTCTCGATGACGGTCTCGACAACGAGAGCTTTCTGGGCGGCGATCCACGCGGCGGTAGCCTTTGCCGCTGCAACTGCGGAGAGCGTGAAGTACGCCGCGATCCGCCCCGCCGCGAGCGACGCCCCTACCTGTACGATAGTGTCGAGATTCTCTGCGACGTTCGTGATGCCATGTGCGAGTTTGGAGCTCGCCCCCGTCGCTTCGTTGGCACGCCCGACGTAGGCGACAACTTCCGTCTGTAGGCGCGTCATCGCCTGACCTACGGTCATCTCGACCTTGCCGAACAACGCATCGGTGCTCGATCCCGCCCGCTCCAACGCGTCGATCAGGTTCTCGACGGTCAGCTTGCCCTCTTCCGCGAGCGACTTCAGCTGCGACGAGCTTTTGCCCATCCCTCGCGCGATCGCATCCGCGACGCCCGGCAATTCTTCGAGCACGCTGTTCAGGTCCTGCCCGCGCAGTTGGCCGGTCGCGAGCGCCTGGCCAAGCTGAACAATCCCGAGACGAGCCGTGTCAGCTGACACGCCCGACAATGCAACCGCCTTACTGATCGTTTCGACAAGCGGACCGACTTGCTTGATCGACAAACCCAGATGCGACGCATTGTTGGCAATACGCTGATACAACTCGGCCGTCGCGTCGAGCGGCTGGCGCGTGTCGCGCGCAATGCGAAGCACATCGCTTTGCGCAACGGCGAAATCGATCTGATCCCGCGTGACGATCTTGAGCCGGTTGCTCAGGTTCGTCCATTCATCCGCGTATTCGATCAGCTGGTGAACGCCGAAGGCGGCAGCCGCGGCCGCGACATACCCCTGAATTGAACCGCGTGCAGACTCGATCGCGCGAACCGTGACGTACACGCTCGCAGCATTGGAGCCAAATGCAGCGTCAGCGATCCGCCCTCCGTCACGAACCGCATTGAAATACGAATTAGCCGTCGATCCCAGCCTCGCCATACGACGGTCGTATTCCGACGTATTCGCGGTAACGCTGACCACCAGCTCGCGCAGACTGATTGACATATTTGATTCCGCCTACTTTGCCAAGCTCATGAGACCCGCGAAAAACGGATCGTCCTCAACGTGAGCGCCTTCTGATTCATCCTGTTCGCCGGCCCAGTTCGGCATCATGTCGGCCACCTTGACTTTCGCCCCCTGCGACTGGAATGCCGCCGACGCGATCATCGCGGCATGCAGGTCGTAACGGTCGTCACCAATCGGCGACTCGGCATCGAACGCCTGCCACAACGCGAATTCGGCCGCGGACATCTGCGCGCGCAGCTCGGCAAGCGTCTTACCGAGCCGCAACGCCAATGTCAGTTCGAGTCGGAGGCTTGGATTTCGGCGGAAGAGTTTTTTCCGTCGTCGACCGGATCGACATTCAGCTTGCCGAGATCGAGCGCCTTGTTGACGATGCGATCATGAGCCGCGCCATATGCGCTCGCGACCAAATCAGCATCCTCGTCGACAAACATGCGCCGCCAGCCGCACGGCGTATCGACGTGAAGCACGCGCACAAACAGACGCGCGAACGCGCTGCGATGCGCTTCCGCGCGCACTTTCCGGTATTTCTGGCGCACTGCGTCTTCCGAGTCGCCCGGTTCCACACCTGCCTCGGCGGTCAGTTGATCGAGCCAGAAAGCGCGATCCTCGAGCGAAGGCTCGCGCACGGCGACGAGCTGCCCGCCCCATTCAGGCATGGGGACAAACTCATGGCGCCAGCCGCAGAGCGGATTCAGGATCGCCGCGCGCAGATCGCTATTCAGATCCGAATTTACTTTCATCTCTTCCTCGTTTATCTATTTTCCCGGATTAACCTGCCGGCGGCGCCGGCGGCGGAATCAGCTTCGGCGCACCGCTGACGCGCACGCTGAAAGTCGCTGCGACGAGACCGTCGACACCAGCCGACCACGTGTACTGCCGCACCATGCCGACGAACAGGAATTGCGAGCCGTTGACGAACGTCGCGCGGAAAACATGCTTCTCGCCGGTCGCACGCGCCCCGCGGAGAATTGCCTGACCTTCGTCGTCCGACGAAAAGTTTCCGTCGACCGAGAACTCGCCCGGGTCCGGCAGGCCCAGCTCGTATTCCTTTTCCTCGCTCGCGAGCGTCGTCGCGTCGATTTCAGACGACTGCCCGCCTTGCCACTGGAACGTCTTCCCCGTCGTATTGAGATCCACGAAAACGAGCGTTTTGTCGTCGAGGTCCGTCGAAACGGTTTTCGAAACCTCAACTTTCGTTCCCTGCGCCTTCATGCGCCTGCTCTTCTCGGCCATAAGCCCCTCACAAGAAATAGGCCCGCGCGCGGCGGGCCAATCAGAATTTGAATCGTTCAGAACTGAACGGAGATTTCAAGGCTCACCCGAAAATCTCCGGTGGCGCTCGAAAAATCATCGGGCAGCTCGTCGACACCACCGACGGAAAACTCACCGCTCGACGACGCCCGGTCGATCACCTGGTCAGCGAGCGCATCCGCCTCCGTATAGGTGCTCGCGTACACATCGATCTGAAACGCACCGGACTTGCCACCCGTCGCCCCGCCAAGCGCGATATCGCGAGCGCCGCTCACGCGTGACACAACGTAGTACGGGGACTTGGCAGTTGACGAAGCGACTGCGACATAACCCTTGGCGGCACCTACCGTCCCGATCGCATTACGGATGACCAGCGCGCTCACAACCGCCCCCTGCTCACCTCGTCGATCGCGCGCGCGATCTCCGTCCGAATCGCGCCCTCGGCCTGGGCGAGCGACGCGTCGAACGCCGGCCGCATGAACGGCTCGGCCTTCATGTGTTGGGTGCCGAGCTCGACAAAGCGCCAGTAAAACGCATTGGTCGGCGAGTCGCCCTTGCCCTTTGATCGAACCCGCACGCCGGCCGTCGCCAGGCCCGGTGCGTCTTTCTGACGAAGCGCTGCCGAGACGATGTTTCGTCTCAGCTTTCCGCTCCGCTTCGGAGCCCGCGCGCGAGCCGCGTCGCGGATCACCTTCGCGCCGGCCACTGTTGCGCGCCTGAGCGCTTTCGTTGACTGCGCTTTCGCCAGCTTCTCGAAATCGGCACGCAGGTCGGCCAGCCCGACAATCTGGATGCTAGACATACATTTCTCCCACCTTCACCGACAGGTCGAGATATCCGCGCTTACGCGCCGGCAGTACCGCCGTAATGTCGTACAGCCTGCCGTCGTATCGAACACGCATCTGTTCATCGATTCCCGCTCGATAACGAATACGCATGCTGGCAACCGCCGAACCGCGTACCGCACCGGACACGACATGCTCTTTCCCGTTCAGGAAAAGCACGTCAGCCCACGGTCTCGAATGCTCGACCCACGCATCGGGTAGCGCCTCACCGTTCTCGTTCACCTCACCGCTCGGACGCTCGATTACGATTCGCTCGCTTCTTTTTCCTGCGCGCATATGGTCCCCGCTAGATGTTGATGATCGCGTAACGCCCGATGAGTCGCTTCGTAAAATCATCGCCGAGCGACGTCACCGTGCCATCGAGCTCCGACTCGCGATGCTCCGTGAGCGTGCCAAGCTGCAGCAGCATCCACGCGACCAGCGATCCTGGTACTGCCTCTGGGGATTCGAACGCACCGCAGCGAAACCGAACCTGCACGTCCTCGCCGTACGGAAATGACTTTCGCGCAACAAGATATGCGCGGTCCATCACGCGATACGCCGTCGGCGACAAAATGTGCCGCGCACCGCCTTCATCGACATATGAGACTTCGATGATCTCGATTACGTCGTTCCACAACAGAATCCGCTCCGGCGGAAACGAGTCGACGCGAACGCGGCACTCTTGCGGCAACAGCGGCCTGGACAGCTCGCCTTCGAGCGCTTCGCGCGCGGCGACAATGTTGCCTTTAAGCAATATGTCCTCGTCGTCGCCATCGATACGGCAGTGCGCCCGAGCGAGATCGAGGCCGATTGCCTCCTCCGCCGGGCGGGTCATCACGTCGACGCGGCCCGCAGCCACGCGCAGCGGATATGCCAACTGATCGGCCATCTAAACCTCACATTGAAGTAGCAGCCGCCCCGATCAGGGGCGGCGCTCGATCAACCGCCTGCCGCAGCCTGCCCCATCTGCAGCGCCTTCACCGCACCGCCGACATCCATCAGGTTTCCGCCCTGGCGGTTGAAGCCGACGAAGCCGACTTGGCCCTTGAGCGTGTAGCGCGAGTCCGTCATGCGGAACATCGTGAGATCCATCACTTCGCGCACGATGTATTCGGAGTGGTCGCCGAACGTAAGCGGCTTGGCACCCGCCTCGGGCACGTCGTATTCCTGCACGATCGTGACCGGCCGTCCGAGCAGGCGATCCGGCGCACCTCCCGGATTACCCTGCTCGTAGCCAGGCACGAAAATCGGGCGCTTCTGCTCGTCCTTGATCTTGCGAACGGCCTTCAGCATTTGATCGTGCATGGCATAACCGCAACTCGGACGCACGCGATATGCCGGATCGACGCTGTGCTCGAGGTCGATCAGGTCGTCGTAGCTGATCAGGTTCGGCGACGCCACGGTAACGCCCGTGCGGACCGCCGTCAGCATCCCGACCGGCTGCTTGTTGCCGGTGCCCTTCGCGAAATGCCGCGCAGTGATCCGGCCGACGCGCGTCGACAGCAGACGGATGATGTAGCTTTCGAGGTCGAACATGCTGTCCTGCAGCAGTTCCATCGACAGCGCGATCGACTTCGACGAATAGCGGAATGCGTCGAGCGACTTCGCGATGAACTTCGTGTCGCTATCGCTCGTTTCCACATTTTCGGCGACGATCTCGCCCTCTTCCGTCGTGGCGTCCGTACCCGGGAACGTCATCGCCGCGCCGGTCCCGGTCGGCAGCACGGTAGCGATCTGGCGGAGGCCCCCGAATGCCTTCAGTGCCTCCGACAGCCTGCGGTAGAACTCCGGCGCGACCGTGTAGCCGCCAGCTGCCGGGTCGCCGGTCGACATGGCATTCTGAATATCCGGCGTCTGCCGCGCGAGCATGCGCGCACGATCCTCGTCGGTCAGCGCCAGCACACCGCGGCGCAGGAACGTGCGGATCGCTCGCGACTCGCCTTCGTGCGCGCCCGGCGTCTTGACGTGCGCGTTGATCAGCCCCTCCGGATTGCCTGCGAGCGCTTCCTCGGCGAGCCGGTTCATCAGCCCTTCGTGACGCTTGATCTCGGCGCTCACGCGATCCATATCGGCCAGGCCTTCGTCATACGCCTTTTGCTGCTCGGCGCCCCATTTGTCGCCCGGGTTGTTCTCGAGCAGCGCGTTCAGATTTTTCGCGAGTGCGTCGCGACGCTCCCGCAGTGCTTGAATTGCAATAGCCATACTTTCTCCATCGACAGAAAAGAGAAAGGGCCGCCGATGAAGGCAGCCCTTTGAATCGACGCGGGAACGCGTCACGAACGTTGTGCAAGCTCCAGCCGGCGCCGCATCGCCGCCATGTCCGGCGCGTCGGCCGTTGCTTGCGGGACCGAGTTCGGCTCCGCGGGCTTCGGCTTCGGCGGCAGCTCCGGCGGGGCGAACGCGACAGGACCACGCGGCGGCGTCTGCGCATGCGCCGCGTTCGGTGCCCGCTCGTACGCCGAGAGATTCCATGCAGATGCCTGTGCATCCGCGCCAGCCCCCGCGAGCCGATCAGCAAAGCCGCGTTGCACGGCTTCGTCGGATGACATCCACGTTTCGGCAGCCATCCATGCGGAAATATCGTCCTCACTTTGCCCCGTCTCCTTCGCGTAGGTTCGCACCAACGAAGCGTCGACAGCGTCGAGCAGCTTCGCCGATTCACGCAGGTCATCCGCATTGCCCATCGCGAACGTCCATGCGTTATGGATCATCACGAACGCGCCGTCCGTGATCTCGACCTCGTCGGCCGCCAGCATCACGAAGCTGGCCGCGCTCGCCGCAACGCCGTCGACATGCGCAATCACCCGCGCCGAATGCCCGCGAATCGCTGTTTCCATCGCGCGCGCGGCAAATACATCGCCGCCCGGACTGTTAATCCGGAGGTGGATCGTGTCGGCCGTGATTCCCGCGAGCGCCTGGACAAACGACTGCGCCGATACGCCGCCCCACCAATCGTCGGTCACGATCACGTCGTAAAGGTAGATAGTCGCAACCGTGCCGTCGTCGCTCGCCTTTACGCTGAAGGCCCGCGGCGCAGCTCGGTTGTCACTCAGCAGCTGGAGGATTCGGTTTCGTCGCATCTTTGGTCCCTGAATTGAGTTTGTTGCCGTCCGACACCGGCGGCATGTTGAACCGTCGCCGCACGTCGTTTTGCGACATCCAGCCGGGCTCGCCGGCTCGACCGAGCGCAATACGGAACGCCTCGAACATCGCTTTCGTATCGCCGAGCTCGAGTGCCGTGTAATCGTGCTGCATCGAGCGTTTCGGCTTGCGCACGACCTTACGACCGATTTCTTGCGCGATCTTTGTCAGGTGTCGACCGAGCGTGTATTTCACGAAATGCTTCGCGAGCTGCTCGGCTGTCGTCCCGATCGTCGTACCCTTGTCGCTCCGCCCGATCATGTGCGGCATGACGCCGAACACTGAGCAAATATCGTCATCGGTGAGCTTGCGATTCTCGATCAATTGAACGTCGGCGGCAGACATCGTGATTTGCTTGATGTCCATCCCCCCACCCAGCACGATCGGCGCCGTGCTGTTGTGTAATCCGCTGTACCGCTGCAACCATTGCCTACGCAGTAGCGCAATATCGGCCTCGTCGAGCTTCTTATCGGCGCGAATAACCAGGTCCGGGCGCAGGTTCTCCGACAACATCGAATCGATCAACTGGCCCGCCGACGACGACACGTTGACCGGACTACGCAACGCGCTGCGAATTTGCGACATGCCGCGCCGGCCATCGAAGCCGGGCCCAGGAACATGAATCATGTCATCCTGATCAACCGTCTCGATAGCATGCGTTGCCGGATCGACATAGCTGTACACCAGCCGATCATCGACCAGATCGGGCCACACCGACAGCGGATGCAATGGCTCGATCGATTCGATTTTCGGCGACCAAGGCGTGACACGATGAATCCGCGACATCAGGTCACCGTGCAGCAGTAGCCCCTGCACACCGAACTCCCAACCTACGGCCGCCGACCATCGCGGATGCATTTGTTCGTTCAGCAGCTCCCAATACTCGGATTCGACCGGAAGTACGCCATCCGGGCCGCGCACGTATTCGACCAGCGGAGTCGCGGCAATTGCACCACCGATGAGCGATACACACGAATATACGGCCGCAACACTCATCGCACCGCGCTCGGTCACCGCCCTACCCGGCGTCTGCAAACCCGTCATCCAGTCGAACGCGTCCGTCCCCGGAACAATCTCGGTCGTCGACACGACCGCCGCCTGCGCTTTGGCTGACTGCCTCTCCGCGATCCACTGGTTCAAGATGCGTGACCCGCTCGCGTTTGCTCGTGGCACACCGTTCGTTACGTTCGTCATAGGATGTAGATTTCCGGATCGGCTTCGGGCTGATACGTCACCGCCCGCGTCGTCGCCATGCACGCAGCTACGATTGGATCGATGCGCCCGTTCGGCCGGGACTTTTTCTTGTCCGGCCGGATGTTGTCGTTCGAATCAAGCATCAGCGTCACGTTGCTCGCGCACCAACGCATTACCGGATTTCCGCCGTGCCGCATGCCGCTGCCATACACCAGGCGCTCAAGTTGCTTCGCCCCAGGCGAAAGACCCGACATGTTCTGTTGCACTTGAACCATCGGGATATCGGCTTCAAGCAGTTCGTTCACGATCTGCGTCGCGTTCCACGGATCGAACGCTATGTCCTGCACTTCGAATTTCCGACATGCGCCGATGATCGTGTCGCGAATGATCGAATAGTCGGTCACTGCACCAGGCGTCACCGTCAACCATCCTGCGTCGGCCCATTTCTTGTAGGGCGCCGCGTCGCTGCCCTCCTGCGTATTGACCTTCGCTTCGGGTGCGAAGATATGCGCGACGTAGTACCACTCCCCGTCCGGCCCGAGCTCTTCAACGATATCCCCGTCGTCGTCGTACGGCGGAAAGACCAGCACGAACGCGCTCAAATCCTGCGTACTCGCCAGATCAAGACCGCCGAAGCACCTCCGGCCGGCGAGAATGGCCGGGTCGAACGGTGCAGCGCAACGGTCCCACACCTGCATGTCGAACCAACTCAGCGCACCATTCACCCAGATATTCAGGTCTTTGGTGAGGAAATTGGCTTTGGCGCTCGGTAGCTCGGCCGCCTTGGCGGCTTGCGAGCGCATGTATTCGACCGTCTTCGCGCTACCAAGGCTCGGATTCGCCTTGATCCAAACTGTCGGATCAAACGGATCGTCCCCTTCGTCCAGCGTGTAGATGTAGCCGAAGAAGCTGTCGTCGAGTTTTTCGCCGCGCAGAATCATGACGAGATAGCCACGAATTTCTGTGCAGATTCCGTCGAGAATGTATCCGGCGGTCGTGATGGCGGAGATCAAAGGCTGAAGCCGCGCGCCGAGCGCCGACTCCATCACGTCCCACACTTCACGCGTCTTGTGCGCGTGCAGCTCGTCGACCATACAGACCGACGGGTTCAAACCGTCGAGCGATTCCGCATTCGCCGGTAGCGGTTTGAACACGCTGCTACCGAACACGATCCGCTCTTGATTCGTTCCGTCGTACACCTTGATCGACCGCGCCAGCCGCTTCGATCGCCGACACCGACGACGGTAATTGTCGAGCGCCGGCTTGAACACGCTCATCGCCTGTTCACGCGTCGTCGCAATCGTGTACACCTCCGCGCCCTGCTCCCCGTCCATCAGAAACAGATAGTCGCCTTGGCCAGCCTTCCATGTCGACTTGCCGTTCTTGCGCGCGACCTCCTCATATCCGGTTCGGAACCGGCGACGCCCCGTTTCGGCGCGACGCCACCCGTACATCACCGCCGTCCAAAATCGCTGCCACGGATCGAGCACCAGCGCCTGACCAGCCAGAGCGCCCTTGATGTGCAGGAATTGCTTCTCGATCCAATCGATGATGTGCGCTGCATGCGGCGCACTGAACACGATGCCGCGCGCGGGGCCGGCGATCAGATCGTCGTAATGACGCTTGACCGCAAGAAACACGAACTCACCGACGACGATCTCGCCGCGCAACACCGGCAGGCCATAGTCGACGTCCCAGCGATGCCGGACGGCCGGCGTCAGGCGGGCAAGCTCGTCGGCCTCGAGCGCGCGTGGTCGAGCAGTTGGTCGAACAGGTCGTCCTGCGGATTCGGATCCTCCATCTTCGATTTCGCGATCAGCATCGACGGCGTCGTCAGGCAGGCTTCCGGCAGACACTTGAGCAACCCCTCTTTCAGCGACTTCGCCGCGTAATAGAGTTGATGCGGCTGCGTATGACCGTTCGGCGTCTGCACCATGAACGATCCGTGATTGATCTTTTCAAAGTCGCGCAGCTGCAACTCGACCTTCACCCACCGGACGAAGTCAACGCAGACGAGCGACAGCGCGACACCAGCAGTGCGGTGCGGCACGCCCTCCGCACGCAGCGCGAAGCAGAGGTAATCCCACACCTTGCGGTGCGCGGACTCGAAATGCACTCCGGGTGGTGGCGGCGGCGATTCGATCGCCTTTCCAACGCCGCCGCCCGACGCGCGCGACTCGTCGGCACCGCCGACGCCGGCAAACGGTTGATTCGGACTCATGTGAGGCTTCCCGTAAGCGAGCCGACGAAAAACTCATCTCGCGTTGCGCGATCGGCTCTATGGGGCGGCTGTCTTAACCCCCCCCTATTCAAAAAGTGGTCCGCGAAAAAATGCGGCTGAACGTTCGGTCCCGGGCCAGGATCCGAAAAAATAATGCTACCCCCCCTCGTTTTTCGTGGGTGGCGGCCTGCGCCGGATCAGCGGCGGCCACGACCGCGCGCGGCTTCCGTCGCTGTCTTCGCGTCGTGACACGGCTTGCAGATCGACTGCAGATTGGTCAGCTCGTCGGTCCCGCCCTCGGCCTTCGACACGATGTGATCGACCGCGACTGCGCGAGCGATCCGGCCTTTCTTCCGACACGGCACGCAAAGTCCGTTGTCGCGCGCGAGGATTTCGCGGCGAAGCTTAGTCCACGCGGTTCCGTATCCCCGCGCATGGCGCGAGCCACGCAACCGATCCGATTGCCAGCCAACCGCCTCGCTCGCATGCTCGGCGCAGTAGCCCGGCGTCACGACGAGTCGGCCGCATCCGTAATGCCGACACTGCGTCGGCGCCTTGTTCGGCACGGTAAAATCTCCTCTCAACCTACAACGGAGGCCAACGTTGAGCCAGAAAGACATGCTTCGCGATGAAATCATTCGCGATATAGCAGATGAGGTGTTGCGCATGGGCGAACAACTGGAGAACATCGTCGGACAGATCACTGCGACGTCGGTAGTGGTACAAATGCTCGCAACTGCGAACGCCGATAATCCGGTGTTTGCTTCGCTGATCAAACAGATGTCGAAAGAACCGTTCCCTGCACCTGACGACAGAGCCGTGTCCGATAACACCATCGAGACTTACTTTGAAACGCTTCACGCGCTGACGCCCGAGAAACTCCGCAGCTAAGCCCGAAGCTGCACAATGCAAAAAGCCCCGAGGCTCTCACCATCGGGGCTTCATGCTTCCTCCGGGCTTACGCGTCGCTAGGCCGGAGAATAGTCACTTGCCAACCACAGTCGACAGGCTTTACTGCCCCGCGCCCGGCTTTCAGTCGCGCAACAATTGCAGCGACACAGACCACCCAGTGTCGATGAGGCTCCGAAATGCGCGGGGATAACTGTAGAGCTTGCTCGTAGCCTGCGTCGTAGTTCTGGTTTTTCCTCGCCCAAGCAACCATGCTCATGACGCGATCGCGAATCGGCGCGTCGGAAAATTGAGCCATTTCCGCATGATGTGCGAAGTGGTTCCGAAGGTTCCGTACAGCGTGAAGACCGCCAGCGAACTCGTCATCGATCAGGCCCATCCGATGGGCCAAGGTAATCCTTGCAGAAAACGCACCAAGCGGCCGCTCTGGCTCAAACAATCTGTCCTCAGAACCTTTGACCGGGCGCATCACCTTTAGAAGCAACGCTAAGAGCTCTTCGTCGACAACTGCACCACCGAGGACAACTGAAGCACGCTCACTCTCCTTGAACAGCCAACCAAGAAACTCCGCGTCACGAAAGGAATTCGGGTCGGGCAATTTGCTCCGCTTCTTGGTTGCCATAGGCGTTCTCTCAGTGGACTGCCAGAAACATGCAAGCACATGGAACTGAAAAGCCCCGAGGCTTTCGCACTCAGGGCTTTGAGATTCTTTCGGGCGAGCAACGATCCGGCAAAGGCCGCACGCACTCGGTAAAACTCACCGGATCAAGTTGTGAAACGAAGTGTAGAGCAGCTATTTCGATTCTGCAACACCTTCCGCCATCCGATCGATGATCGTCTGCACCGAAACGTAACGCGGCGGCGGCTCGACCAACCTCTCTTCGACTGCGCGCTTTGCGTGCGCCAGCGCAAAATCAAAGATCGTCGTTGGCCGAACCTTGAGGCCGAGACGCCGGCAGATCAGGAAAGGCGGCTTGCCCCACACGTAATGCATCTGCAACAACCGTCGGTCAAGTGGCATCACTTTACGTACCGCGACCTCGACCTTGTTTGCATCCTCAAGGTCGAGCGTCGAATCGATCGACCGACCTCCGACGGACGGAAAGTAGATGTTTGCGACGAGCGAATCGCCACCACCATCGCCTCCGTTCCGCTGCGCACGCGCCCAATTTTCCAATCGTTTTTCAATCGACATGATTTCCCCGTTATTCCTCGTAATGGCCGATGTGGTCTCGACAATAGCCGCGCCGTGACATGCCGGCACCGATGAGCGTTGTTGCCGCTTTCGCACAGCGACAGCCGGCCTCGACGTGCGCGCACTGGCGATCGTCTGCATCCGGCGATACCTGCCGCGCGGCAGCACCAGTTGCCGACGCAGCGACTTTCGATTCGAGCGCCGCATTCCTACGGCGCCGCAATTCCTCCCAATTTTTTCGCAGGCGTGCCGGCGACGTGATCACCCGCTTCCAGAACTTGTCGCGCAGCGCATAGCCCGCAAGCCTCGCTATAGCATCTACCGATCTGCCGTCGTCGCGAAGCATCGCCGCCACGTCGGCCGCCCATTCGTCGAGATTCGGCGCAGGAAACCCCGGATCGTCGGCACGGAGCCTATCCAGCATCCAACGAGCAAACGAATAATCTCCGCCACTCGGTTTTTCTCTCTGATCGCCGCTGCCTGTGCTAACCACTGTGGTTTGATAGAGAGAGGGTTTACTTGTATTTCTGTTTACTGGGTAGTTAGTTGGAACGTGGTGCCAGGAACTTTCTACCGGATCGGCCGATTCAGGGCTCCAATCGCCATCACTGGCACCACGTTCCGCCGAGGTTGCGGGGTTACTGGCACGAGGCGCCAGTGATTCGCCTGAGTTACTGGCACGTGGTTCCGACCTGCCTGCTTTTTGAGCAACTTCGGCACGACGTTCCGGACCGGCGACCACTAACTCATCGTCGGCCGCGGCAAGATCGAGATCGATAGCATTGCGCTGCTGGAGCGCCACATCCTCCGGAATGGACAGTCGATAGTGCGCATGCGCCCATTTCCGATCCGGCCGGCGCGAGCGCCAACTCGTCAGCCACCCGAATTGCGCGGCGACGCCAAGATGCTTCGTGACCGCACGAACCGATAGCGTCGCTTTCTCGGCAATGGTTTCGAGCGAAGGCCAACACGTGCCGTCCATCCCGTTCGAATACTCCGCCACGACGAATAGTACGAGCTTCGTCGTCGACGGCAGCGCGCTACACATCATGGCGCGTCGCCAGGAATAAAATGGAGATACCATTTTCATACGTGATCAATAATTCGATGTCGGCTCGGCGAAATTCTCGAACCGTGTCGTTGCGTTCTGAAATGCGAGCCGCACAGTGCCGATCGGCCCGTTTCGCTGCTTCGCGATGATGATTTCTGCAGTTCCGCGGTCCGCGCTGTCTGGGTTGTAGACCTCATCGCGGTAAATGAAGAGGATCACGTCGGCGTCCTGCTCGATCGCACCGGATTCGCGCAGATCGGACATGACGGGTCTTTTGTTCGGACGGTTTTCGAGACCACGGTTGAGCTGCGACAAGGCGATGATCGGCACATCGAGCTCTTTCGCGATTTGCTTCAGCGCACGCGATATTTCCGCGACCTCGGTAGCTCGCATTTCCGATCCGCCGCCGTCACCCGACATCAACTGCAGATAGTCGACGACGATCAATCCGAGCTTGCCGCACTCGCGATATAGGCGACGTAGCTCTGACTTGAATTTCGACGGTGTGATGGCCGAGCTATCGAGGACGTGCACAGGTGCATCGGCCATCAATTCGACGCCACGAGTGAGGCGCGGCCAGTCGTCATCCTCGAGGCGACCGGTTCGCAGCCTGTTTTGGCTGATACGGGACGTCGACGCCAGCATGCGCATGGTCAACTGCTCGGTCGGCATTTCCAGCGACAAGACGCCGACGGGCAACCTCAACACAATCGCCACGTGCTCTGCGATATTCATTGCGAGCGAGGTCTTTCCCATCGACGGCCGTCCGCCGACGATAATCAGCTCACCGCCATGCATACCGTCGAGTCGCGCGTCTAAGTCAACAAAACCAGTCGGCGTTCCAGTGATCCCGCCGCGGTCCTCGCGGTGGAACAGCTCGTCGATGCGCTCGACCACGCGCGTCAGCGCCGGCTGCATGGGCTGGAAACTGTCCGCTGCGCGCTGACCGCGATCCGAGAGTCGCAGAAAAGCCGCCTGCGCCGAATCGATAATCTCGGTTGCTTCGCGCCCGTTCGTGTTGTGACACTGATCGATCACGGCTCGCGCGGCGCGCACCGCGCCGCGCAACTGCGAACGCGACCGAACGATGTCCGCGTATCGGCTCAGATTTGCCGAGCTCGGCGTCGAATTGACAAGATCGTTGAGGTATCGGAGCGGCTCTGAAACCTTCGCATGCGTCGCGCGAAGCTGCTCGAAAACGGTCAGTACGTCAGCGGGGCGCGAGCTGACGATAAGATGTTGAATTGCTGCGAAGATCGCGCGATGATCGCCGACCGTGAAATCGTCTGCGGACAGCTCCGCCGCGACCAGGTCGTATGCGCCGTTGTCGAGCATGAGCGCGCCTAGCACCGCCTGCTCGGATTCTACGGACGCAATTACCCCGCGCGCATCAGCCTCATGGCTGGCGCCCATTGTTTCCCCAGATTCTTCGGAAGCGCGTTAGCGCGGATTAACGACCAAAGCACGAGCCGTACACACGGCGACCTCGATTTGACGCTGGCTTTCGCGTGCGGCTCGCTCGATCGCTTCGACCTCGTGCCGCTCGATGATTCCGTCCTCAACAGCCTTGTGAATTTCCTCGGCGAAGCGGCCCGCGTAGGTGCTGACCACCAGCGCGGCCGACACAAGCGCCGAAATGTCCGTGCTGTTCTCGCGCTGGATCGGTGCTCCGGCCACCAAACCGAATCGCGCGTTCAATGCGTGAAGCGCGTCGAGCGCGTGCGGCTGATTTTTTTCCTGCATCCACTCGATCAGCATCTCGAACATCTCGCCCGTAATGCGCGCGCCCTCGACCTCACGCAGCTTGAGTCGCAAAGACTCCCCCGTAATGTGAATGCCGCGTCGCTCACTCAAATACCGAGCCGCGTCGCCGACCTTCCCCGGTGTTTTTGAGACCGATTTGTAGAGCACATCGGTCCATTCGGTATCGCTGTATTGGTGAGCCATTTTTACCCTTGAATTTCACCGTTTTTCATGCTGTTAACCGCGCGCCGGATCGAATACCATTCAACCACTCGATCAACGGAGCCGGAATTTATGGAAACAAATCACCCTTACGATTTCCGCTGCAATTTCTGCGGGTTCGTTCGCAAGGAGACCATCGAACGCGTGCTCAACGGCCGCTTAGATCCGCCGGTCTGGTGTCCGGAATGTCGTCGGACGATGGAACTCGATTACGACGATCTCGAAAAGCAAGCAAAGAAGGCGGGATTGATACCGATTGACGACGAGGATTGACGCGCCCGTCCGGGCCGACTACCCAATCGGGTTCGCGACCAGTGCGTATCAGTCGCCGCATGTAAGCCTCTTGGACCCAGTCGACCCATCTGACGTGATGTCGATAAGCAAGCCGCGAAAATGGGCTGCGATGGTGCATCAGCAGATATCGGAGAGTCGACCACCGAGGGCGCCGACGCGTCATACGCCCTCCTTTTGTTGAGCGAGCTCCGGCCAGATATCAGGGATCACGTCAGCGGAAAACAGATCAACTCTCCGGACCTGACCGTCCGTTTCTCGCTCAATCGGCCAACCGAACGGGATCGGCACGGGCCTCTTCTTGTTTGCCCACGCACTGAGGTCTGACGCATGCGCGCCGATAGCAGCGGCCAATTTGACGAGTCGACCGCGCTCGGCGTCGAGATAGGTTCTGAGGTCCATGGCGCAACTTTAGCGAAACGCAAAAGCTTTGTCTATAGCGTTTCGCGCATATACGGCTTTAGCGTTTTGCTATTGAATTGCACACATGAAGGACATCGACCAAATCCGTCGCGACAACCTCAAGATCATTGCCACTGAGTGCGGCGGGCCGGCTGCCGCCGCCACTGCGCTCGGCATGTCTCACTCGCAATTCACCAACCTGCGAGATGGCGCCAAGGACTCGAAGACGGGCAAAGCTCGCGGTATGCGCGCAATGACAGCGCGCAAAATTGAGAAAAGCATCGGCAAGCCGCTCGGTTGGCTGGACACCGATCACTCCGCGGCAGCGTCGGCGAATTCTCCCGCCGATCCACCTGCCGGATGGGCGCAACTTAATCCGGGCCAGCGCGCTCAGGTTGAATCGTTTATCGGCTGGCTCCTGACGCAACCAGTTGCCCAGCCGATCAACACCCCGTCAGGTAGCAAGCGATTCGGCAAGGGCGGGTAGTATTGCTTGCGCATTGCCGGGCCTTGGCTTGAGGCAGCAGTCCGGAAATAGCCAGTCGCGGGTCAGAATCAAGCCTTCGCCATCGTCAGCCAAGCCCATCACTGGCGGTCCCGCGAGTTCGCACTCCCACCTCCCGTCGCAATGCAACTGCACCACCTCAACGGTGCGCCCAACAAGGGCCTCGTTGGGCGACCGGACAACCCTCGCGACATCCCCGGGCCGGCATCTCAGACTTTTCATCATTTCTTCTGTCATCACAGTCCCGCCATCATTTACGCCGTACTACTGTATGCATGTACAGTAGTTTAGCCAAAAATACAGCCCCCTTTCAACTACCGTCAGTTTTGTCGGGATGCCCGCGGCACGCGGGCTTTTTTACGTCCAAGTCGACAGCCTGGCGTCGCGCGCCTTCAGGAGCTGTTACAAATTTAGCGCGAGCTTTCGCGTTTCGCTATAGACAAGCGTTTCGCGTTTCGCTAAAGTCCGTCTCGTCGCAGCATTGTCGCTGCTCAAACATAAGGCGAGGCCCCGATGCTTACCATCCTGTTCCAGCGCAGCGAATTCACGCGGCTTACGACGCGCGCGCTGCAGGCGCGCGACTGGCACCCGCTCGTCGCGCTCGTCGTGCTTTACCTGATCGCGTGCGCGATCGCCCCGGAATTCGGCGTTTGAGGTGAGCGATGAAAAACACGCCTCGCTCTGCCCGCCAGCTCGAAACACTCTTAACGGGCTGCATCGAACGATCAGCAGCGTATGCCAACTCGCGCGACCTTGGCGATCAAGCGCGCGCATTCACCGCCCACCTTTGCGGCGCGCTCGAGGCGCAAGGCTATCTCGCGCTTGCCAAGGGCCTCGCACATGGTGCCGGTATGGCACACCTGTATCCGGCGGAGGGCGCATGAACAAGCCCATGCCTCTCTGGAAAATCGTCTTACTCTGGCTCGCCGTCGGTATCGGCTGCGTCGCCTGGACGTACATCGACGAAGCCCCCGACGCCCCGGACGCAGCGAGCTACGACGCGTGAGCAGGCCATGCAGAAAGCACACCTGCCAACCCATCTGCTCCGCGTTGAGTGGCAATTGCTGCGTATGCGCGGCGATTTCGACAGCGCGATCCAACGCGAGAGCGTACGCAAGTCGCTCGAATCATCGGCGCGTGCCCGCGAAATTCGCGAACAAAGACGCGCAGCGGCTCGCGCAGACATCAAGCGCCTGCAAGCCGGCGACGCGGAGGATTGATCGATGCCTCGCTGCCACGTCCGATGCTCACACTGCACTGCACGGCGATGCCTGCGCCGCCACCCCGACCGCTACGAGCGCCTGCCGGCCTGCCGCCAATGCGGCCGGCGGCGATACCGCGTTGATCGCTGGATGAACCGGCGGAACACGACGCGCACACGCTGCGACTGCTCCGGCTACTGGTTCCCGCACCGGCGCGGCTCCCTTTTTTGCTGGCACCGAGCCGACGGCTCGAACCGCTACCCCGGCGACGCCGATTTCGCCGATCGCAATTTCGACGGCCTCGCGGCCTGACTTCACTTGAGAGGTAATCGCATGTCCCTGTTCACGTCACTGCACGCGCTCGCGCAGGCAGCAAGCATCAACATCCTGATCACCGCGGAAGGCGACGAAAACCTGCGCGTCAACGTTACGCCGTTGCAAAACAGCAAGGGAGAAAAGAAGCTCTGGCCGCTGTCGCTCGTCGCGACGCCCGAAGAACTCGACGCCGAATTTGCGACCGCGGTCGAGGCATACGAACCCGGGGCGCTGTCGCTACTCGACCAGGCGCGCGCGTGTGCTGCTGCAAACCAATCCGGCTCGGCACCCACACTCTCAGCGCCGAGCGCAGGCCAGTCGACCGGCAATGTCCAGAAACGCGGACGCGGCCGTCCGCCGAAGGCAGCGAAGCCCGATGCTACCGACGCCCCGCCGACGAACAACGATGCGGCCGGCACCGATCCGCGCCAGATGAGCATCGACGACGCTCAACAGACCGCCGCAGGAACAGCGCCGGCCGCAGAGGCACCGGCCCCCACGGAAGCCGAAGGTGCAGAACAGCAGCCGAAGGCCGACGACGCCCTCGACATGTACTGATCGGAGACGATCCCATGCAAATCGAAAATCTCCAACGCGAGTTTTCCTACAACGGCGCCAAGCTCGCCGACCCGGCCCCGACGTTCACGCTGCAGCAAGTCCGCGATTTCTATTCGCAGACCTACCCCGAACTGACGAACGCCGAGATCGAGGGGCCGGTCATCAAGGGCAACCGCAACGTCTACACGTTCCGGCGCGCCGTAGGCACGAAGGGAACGGATATGCGCTCCATCAAAATCCTGGGCAGCACGTGGTACAGCACCGGTGCGTGGACGTTCAGCAAAAGCGCCACACTTGGCGTGACAGGCCAAGAAGAGCCCGACAACGTGCGCGCACAACTCGACGCATTGCTCTCGATCGATGGCGGCATACCGCATTACGTCCAATGCTTTCTTTCCGAGCTCGATCGTTTCAGTAGTGCGCATGTTTGCCCGCTGCTCGACGAAGAAGTCGCGTTCATCAACGCGCTGCATGCTCGCTACTGCTCGCAATCGAAATGACGCTCAGCGAACTCCGCAAGCGACTCCGCGAGAAGCCGCTGTCCCTTGCCGCTCGGCACCGCGCCGTGCCGAAGCACGTAAACAGCAAGCTCGCACGCTCGATCGCATCCATAGCTACGTCGACTGAGCGCTCCGTCGACGCAGTGCACATCCGTTCAAGTGAGGCACCGCTACTGCCATGATCACGAGTCCCATGACGCTACCTCGGCTTGATCACGTGCCCGGGGCAATCTTTACCGGCTCTGGCGGAGACTTCGCACACGCCCTCGCGCTTGCTTTGATGCGCGGTCGGACCATCACCTCCGCGGACGCGGCCCGGGTAGACACCGGGACCACAGATCATGAACTTGTATCCGACACAATTACCCGCGTTTGGCAGTCCGTCGTTGACGGTCATCGGTATTTCGACTGGCACCTTAAGGTTACGGAGAAAGCGGCGAAGCACGGTTTTCCACGCGGTGTGCGATTCAAAATTTGCAACCTCGACGGAATCGGCTCATCCCCCAGGTACGTCCTGAAGCCGGGAATCATGCGTCTCGAGCAAATCGCGGATGGACTCGGCGAAACCGTGTTGGCCGTGCTGTACGAGGCGTGCCACTACTATTTGCCGACCGTCTGCACGCCGGCAATGTCACTCGACATCGCCGAGTACGTTTATTGGAGCGGGTACCCCGACGAAATCTCCGTACTGTCCGAACTGCGCGATATGTACGAGGAACCACATAGCGCAATCGGCGACGAAGCATTCCTCAAAAAACACGACATCCCGCGACGCGCCGAGTTTTTCCGCAACTGCCCTGACTGGATCTTCCATCCCGAACAGCGACTGTCCCTTGAAAACATCCGCCATATTGAGAAGCGGGATGTTTTCGCGGCCTGCGTAATTCAGGCCTGCGACGAGATCCACCAGATCATCACGACAGGCGGCCCTTTCCCTCGAGTCGACTGCACCGACGACTACGGCGCGCCTCTCGACTTCGCAATGATATTGCGCTGGACAAGCGACGACTCGACAAATCGGATTCTCGATGACCATTTCGCCAACGAGATACAAGGTGACGTGGTCGAGGGATCGTGCAGCCGCCTGTTCAAGCTCGAAGGCAATGGCATCGCCACATGGCTGCGCAACATGACCAATACTGGCCGGCTCGCCCGCGCGGTTGAAGGCCTGCTCAACCTCATTTCGTCACCAGAAGGCCAAGACGAACCTCAACAAATAAGGGTGCGCGCATGACGTCCGTTCAAGTTTCTGGCGATGACGAAGCCAAACTCTCCCTCGATTCTGCGCTCCTGCTCTACCGAAGCGCGAATCACCAGCACGTCTACGTGACGCGCCACACAGCACGTGTTGTCGACGGCGTACCAACCCTACTCGCCGGCCAGCCGGCTACCCGGCGGCAGCTCGCATCGTTCATCGATGCCGCGTCGAAACACACTGGTCAACAAGGATTTGTGCATGAGCGCGTGATCTACAGCGGGCCGTCGACCGTTGCCTGGTGGACACCGGCCGCCCCCCGCGTCGTCTGGTTCCGCGCAGACGAGCCAATCGGTGAACGGTCCGGGTGCGCGAATCACCCGGCACTGCTGTTTGTCGCACACGGCCGAGCGCGCTACGTGTTCGCACTCGCGAGCAATGCCCGCCCCGACGCAAACACGCCGCTCCATCGGCCGCCGTACTTCAATGTCAACAACGCGGGGCTGATTTGCACCGGAAACGTCGACATCGCGGCTACGCCAAATACCGCCGACGTTGGCCAGTACGAGAACGACGAGTTTTTCCGCAGCCGCTTCACCCACATAAACGGCACCGACCTAATCGCCGGTGGCGACGGCGCCGAGCTTTGGGTCAGCTTGCTCGATGGTGCCCAGTTCCCGACTGAGCGCCTGATACCGCTTAAAGAGAACGTCGGCGCAGCAATCAAACGAATCACGCAACGGAGTTAATCGCCATGACCACCAAAATCGAATCCATCAAGAACGAATTCGAGATCGCAACCGGCGCTGTCCTCGAACAACTCGGCAAGGCACTGTCGAATTTCACGCACGCAGTCGCCGACGAAGTTTCGGCCGGCCAGCGTCGCGCCATTGCCGCGCGCGCCGACGACGAACAGCTCGCGCTCGACAATGCCCTGTTCGACAGCGCTCCCGTGGCCGCTGTACCGCGACACGCTCAATTCGAGCCGCTGCTCGACATCGGCCACCGATTCCTGCTCGCGGCCGAGGGGCTTTTCGTCGAAATCCGCCGTCCCTGGCTGCACTTGATTCAGCCGGTTGCACCGATCGAGAGCGCCGGCCCGCGCCCGCCGTATGGTTCCCTCGAACCCAAGATCGAATTCACGTTTGGTCGACTCGGCACCGCCGAACCGCACTTCCGCCAGTTCGCGGCCGAGGCAACCGAGGCGCTACCGAACGAACATGCAGCATGGCTCGTCTGGAACGACACAACGAAAGAACTGACGTACCGGAAAGTCGACGTCATCAGCGCGACGCCCGACGAGATCGTCATCGAGCGGCCGGCGCTCGCGGACAACGAAAGCCTCGCGATCGATCTACATAGCCACGGCGCCGACCCGGCCGGATTCAGCCCGAAAGATGACGCGGATGATGCCGGCGAGGTAAAGCTCGCAGGCGTGATCGGCGGCATCGGGACGAGCAATCCGAGCGTCGCGTTCCGCCTCTGCGCCCTCGGCAAGACGGTCACGCTGCGCGTGCCCGTCCATGCGTTCTTCCCCAATACGGAGAAAGCCGCGTGAACCAACTCGACATGCTCGAACTCGCGGCCCGTGCGGCGGGATGGGAATCTCGCCGCTACACGGTTCGCGATCTTACAGCGCTTCATGTGCGACCACACGCAACCGCCGAGTGGCGCGCGTTCGATTCGATCAGTTCGCGTGCCGACGCGTTCGAACTGGCGAACGCCGCCCGCATCGACGTGACGCATTTTGCCGACTACGTGGCCGCGCACGCGGGCGCCGGCGCATTCCGCCACTTCACGCACGACGACATTGAAGCATGCAGCGCCGGCGAAGCGCGGCAGTCGGAGCGCGAGCGAGCAGCGCAGCGCGCAATTACCGAATGCGTGGCCTTAATCGGCCGCGACGTCGGCGCACCGTGGTGGAGGACGCTTTGACCCAACACACGACACCCGCACGCTTTCTCGGTGATCGACGCGTAACCGTCGCTCTGATCGGTTGCGGCGGTACGGGTTCGCAGATGCTGACCGGGCTCGCGCGCCTGAATCACGCACTCGTCGAGCTCGGCCACCCGGGTCTACACGTGACCGCGTTTGACGCCGACACGATCAGTAGCGCGAACGTCGGTCGACAGATGTTCAGCCCCGCCGACGTCGGCCTGCATAAGAGCGTCGTACTGGCGCACCGGATCAACGCTTTTTTCGGAATCGACTGGTGCGGCCGGCCGGTGCACGCAGGCCCCGATGAACTGGTCCGCGGTGCGCCAGCGCTCGCGATTGTGTGCGTCGACAGCGCGGCCGCGCGCGCGAAGCTCGAGCCGACGCTGCGCGCGTCGAACTGCTACGTGATGGACCTCGGCAACCGAGCAAGCGATGCGCAGGTGTTGTTCGGCGCGCACGAAAAGGTGACGGGAAATACAGGGACGACGCCCGGCAGCACGCCGCTGCGCTGGCCGTACGACGTGCTGCCCGAGCTGATCGATACAACCATTCCCGAGGACGACTCGCCGAGCTGCAGCCTGGCCGAAGCGCTCGAGCGGCAAGAGCTGTTCATCAATCAGGCCGTTGTGACGCAGGGGCTCGCGATCCTGTGGGAGTTTTTCCGGCATGCGCGCCTGACCTGGTGCGGTGCGTTCGTCAACCTCAAGACCGGCAACGTACGGCCGATGATCGTACAAGCACCTCAGCCCACCACCAAGGCAGAAAAATAATATGGCGAAGAACTCAGTTGACGCCTACGGCGCAAAAGGAAAAGGCAACCTGCTCGACTTCGATCCGGATGACCTGACACTCGTGACCGACGAAACGCATCCGCTGTATGACGAGCGCGTTCACTTACCATTGGACGAGGCGATGGTTCGCAACATCGACTTTCAGGGAATCATCCAACCGATCGAAGTCACGAAGAACCCCGAGACGGGCGCTACCGAAGTGGTGACCGGCCGCCAGCGCGTGAAGAACTGCCGCGAGGCGAATCGCCGGCGACGCGATCGCGGCGAAAAACCGTGGCTAATTCCCGCGTTCGTCCGCCGCATCGCACCGAAGGACCGGAACAAGAAACTGTCGGCCGCAATCGCCAGCGAGAACGCCATCCGCCAGCAGGAGACGCCGATGACGCGTGCGGCGAAGATGGCGCGCCAACTCGGGCACCACACCGAGGAAGAAGTCGCAATTTTGTTCGGCTGCAAAGTCGCGACCGTACGGTCAACGCTTGCCCTGCTCGACTGCTGCGCCGACGTACAGATAGCCGTCGACGCCGGCAAGGTGCCTGTCGCACACGCAACGAAGCTCGCGCGCATGAAACCCGACGATCAGAGAACTAAGGTTCGCGAACTGGTCACCGCGGCGGACACGAAGCAAGGCCACGAACGCGCCCGCGCTCAGCGTGAGGTGATGGGCGATTCGTCGGCTCGAATGAAAACCCGGAAGCAGATCGCGGACGAACTCTCGAAGTGCTCAGGCGAACGCGCAGACGCACTCCGATGGGTTCTCGGCATCGAGAACACCAACAGCTAATTGCGAGGACCATGCCATGACCACCGATTATGAAAAGAGCCGCGCTGATGCGCTGACGGACCCGCTGCCGTGCCCGTTCTGCGGGGGCACCGATATTTTCGTCGAACGCCTTGATTACACCGCCTGCTTTGTCCAGTGCAACAGCATCGTGAATGCGGGCGAGGCTTGCGGAATGCGCGGCCCCGTAGGCATTCAGTATAGCGATGACGAGGAAATGCCCGGACGGGGCGCAGCTCTTCGCGAGTGGAATCGTCGCGCCGCATCCCGTGTCGAGCAGCCCGCAGCAGCGCCGATCCATTCCGACGACCTAGCCGTCGATCGCTTCGCGGCCGAGATGAAATCGAAACTGGCGGCCGCCCGCGCGAAGGGGCGCGGCGGCTGGGAGCAATGCTCGCCGGCAGCACTGTCGCGGATGCTTCGCGAGCACGTGGAGAAAGGTGACCCGCGCGACGTGGCGAATTTCTGCGCGTTCCTCTGGAACCTGCGCGCGCCGATCGTCGCAGCAGCGCCGGCCGACGAGCTGGCGGCGATGACAGCTCGGGCCATGCATGAGGAAAACAAACAACAATGAAACCAATCTATCTTGACCTGCCCGCTGTAGCGGAGGCGGTGTCGCTCTCCGAAGCAACCATTCAGAAACTTGTGCGCGAGAATAAATTCCCGAAGCCTCGCATTTTGTCGGATCGCCGCGTGGCCTGGCTGACGCGCGAGATTGAAACATGGGCCGAAGGCTGTCCCGTCTCAGACCTCGCCCCGCCACCCAACACCGGCCACAACAATCGACGCCGTAAAGCTATTTCTTCGGATAACGGAGCGCGAGCTCTTCAAGGAACAGCGATAGGCGCGTGAGCCATTCGCGACGCTCACGGTCATAATGGTGCCGGTTGTATACGCCGGCCACGCCTGGCTGTATATGGCCCAGTACAGCCTCGGCAACGTCGTGCGGACAACCAAGCACAGCGAGGATGGTCCGCGCAGTTCGACGAAGGTCATGTGGCGACCAATGCGTTACAGGTAGCCGAGGACGCTCATGCCTCGGTGCCTGCTTGCAGTATGGTTGATGGTAATAGACGCCCGCCTTAATCACGGTCTGCTTCATCATTTCGCCAGTCGACGTCGGAAACAGATAGCCGTTGACGGCTTGATCGAGTCGTCGCCGAACCACCGCTTCTGCCCGGCCGATAAGTGGCACACGCAGGTCGCCAGCGCGTGAGCGCCACGAGTTCTTCGTCTTTTCCTTCGGCACCGTCCACCAGAGTCCGTCTCCCTCTTCGGCGATTTCGTGCTTCTCCATGGAAATGATCTCGCCGCCGCGGGCGCCGGTCCAAAGGTACAGGGTAATTGCGTCCGAAACCGTTAGGCTAAAATTCGGCATCCAACGCAGCAACGTTCCGACTTCGTCCTCGCTCAGCACGCGCTTTTTCGTGCCCATCGCAACGCCATCGATCACACGCCCCTTGCTGCGCAACTTGCCACGCAGAATCATGCGCCACCAGTTCGGCGTGCCATCAGGCAGCCGGCCAGCGTCCATCGCATAGTCCCAGGCACCACCCAGCTCCATACGTAGCCGGGCTGCAAGCGCAGGCGTTGCGCGATAGCCGTCTAGAAATTCAAAAGCCTGTGCACGCGTAATCGATGCAGCCGGAAGACTGGCAATCGGCGTGAGCATCGCCTTAAACATGCGGCGCACCTCGAGCACACCCTTCTCTTTACGATTTGGCTCGAGATAGCCCCCCATGTAATCCAAGCACACCTGCTTGACGGTATAGGCGTTGATGGCGCGCGTCGCCGCGACGGACTGGCGTTTTTCCCTCTTCTCGGCCGCAGGATCGACCCCGCTATCCCGCGCGGAACGCTTCTGCTCCCACTCGGCGATCGCCGATGGAAATCCCATCGCCGGCCACTCACCCAGCTTCACCTGGCGCATGCGGTCGTCTATAGGCGACTTGTATCGGTAGATCCACGAGCGACGGCTTTCGCTCGCCTGCAGGCGCAGGCCTGGGAAGCCGTCAAAGGTCAGGTGTTGGCCCGCGGGCAGCTTGCTCGCGGTTCGTGCGTCGAATCTCAT